GGTAGTCATTGCTAATTCCCCTAATGAAATAGGAAAACAATCTTTTAATATAATATTGAATATAGGATTTTTCTGGTTATTTAATATTGTTACAGTAGCATCAGATGTAGCATCCTTATCATCTGGTCTATTAATTTTACTACGATCAGGGTGTCCTAACTCCAACATCCAATTATATAGTTCTAAATAATTTTCTAGGTTTTCATCAACATTAAATGTAATAGTAATTGGATCAAAGTCTAATTTATCACTAGGAACATTAAAATCAATTGTAAGCAGGAATAGGTACATCTGTTGTATAGAAAGCAACATTTGGAATTTTATCAAATGTGAATGTAAAATTATTACTGCGTAACTCGTTCATTAAATTTATCCTTTATTAGTAGTACTATTTATCACTTTTTAAACATCTACTTCTTCATATGTACCTAATATTTTCCATGAATTTAATAGATCATCTATTGTCCTAAATTCATTAAATGGGTGAAAGATTCCTAAATGTAATTCTAAACTTTCTTTATTAAACCATATATCTCTGCCTTCTTGTAAATAACAGTAAGCGCATTTAATTTTCATTTTTAATATACTCTCTATGAGATTTTTCAATGTTGGTGATATTAAGTTCTGAGAGACGTTTATGTATATTACCTTTCTTACAATCTCGTATTATGTTATAGAATGTAGCGAATGACATACCAATCATATTGAATATTGTATCGTAGTCTAATGTCTGTACAAATTCATCAAACATAGTTACATTATAAAAATTTACTTGTTTGTGGTCATTGCGGAATTTATCTAATTGTTCTTTATTCGTTTTTGATTGTTTAGGTGATTTCTTAACACCCTTTTGTGCTTTACCCCATTCAACACCCTTTTGTTTTATCTGTTCAGCTCGTTCCTTTCCCCAAATTTCTTCGGCGGTTTTTCCTTTCTTAGCTTCTGACATTTTTTCTTTAGTTTCATCACTATGATATGTACCATAAGCATGATGGTCTTTACCATTTACACCATACATAGCATTATTCTTACCTTGAGTACCTACTTTCTCTTTACGCTCATCTGGTGTCATAGATGACCAATAATCCTTTCTTGCTTGAGAAATTTTATCTTTGTGATCTTGAGTCATATTATAATTATCACCACCAGGTGTAGTGTTATATCCATTAATGATGGTGTTATATTCTTGTATAAGAGAACGTTCAGCTTCATTGAGAACATCTATATCATTAGATAGAGCAATATATAGAATATCATGTGTCCAATCAGATTCTTTATAATCGCGTATTGCTTGATGAAATTTCGTGGTAGATCCGTTTTTAGATTTATTGAGATGTGCTTTCCATCGACTATCTAATTTTTGAATAGTCTGACCGATATATGATTTATCTGTGATTGTATTAGTATGTATGTATATTATATTCATACTATTATTTATCATTTCTTAATTCTTCGTTCTAGGATTATAATATTCATACGTAAAAAAGGACTCCGAAGAGTCCTTTTTTTATACCATACGAAATATTACCGTAAGTGGTTGATTTTAATATAAATATTAAAGTCCTTTCACTACAAAACGGCGGAAATATGGATTAGCTGCTAAAGACTGTGCTGGGTCAGCAGAGTAGTTAGTTGTATCAGCAAATGGATTTACTGCTAAACCGTAACGAGTTTTGAAGCCGATACGTGGTTGGAAATCTTCTTCACCAACAGTTTTATGCATACTCATTGGAATATAAGGAGCATAATAAGCACCAGCGTCATAAACGTTTGCGCCTTTATAACCCATTAATACTTCATCGTTAGCTAAGTAAGGATCAACAAACACTTTATATCGTCCGTTAAGAACACCAGCGAAAGTAATACCTACATCAGCAGGAGTTGAAACTTGAGCTAATGAAGAACCTAAACGGATATCCATTTTACCAGCTAAGTCAAGAGCACCAGCAACGTTTGGAGAAGTAATAATCCAGTTAGCCATACCACGGCGAGTTTCACGCGCAATACGATTAGCTTGGTTATTGATGAATAACATTAATGAACGAATACGATCAATTTCTGTTAATGCATCTGAGTCAGTGTGAAGATCAAATTCACCTAAAGTAGTAAGAGCGTTAGTACCACCACCATCATAATCAGCAGCAGGAGTAACAATAGCTTGACCACGACATAAAGCAATAACTTCACGATTGATCTCAGCTACTAATTCACCAGATAAGATATTAGCTAATTCAGTTTCAGCATCTAAGCCATGAACCGCTTTTAAATCAGCTGCTAATTCTTCGGTGTACTTAGCTTTTAAAGCACGAGTTTTAGCTGTTACAGTAGCTTTCTCAATACTAAAGCTCATTTCAGCCCAAGGATTAAGTTGAGTGATAACTTCGTTTTGAGTATATGTACCGGCAGCATTACCTGTTTCGTTAGCACCCAAGACTTCAGCAGCAGCTGTAGACATACCAGCACCAGCACCATCACCTGAGTTATTCACGTCAGCAACGGCTGTACCAAATGCTTCAGCACCAGAAGCGTCACCACCATAATGAGCAACCATTGTGAAGATTAATCCACTTGGGCCAGTCATAGGTTGAACACCAACGATATCATGAGCAATTAATGAAGGCATAGATCTACGAACTAAGCTAATTAATACTGGGTCATATGCATTAGGAACTTGAGCTGTACCAACGGTATTAACTTCTTGAAGTTCTTGTGCAGTGTTTTCTAAAATACGTAAAGTAGTATTACGTACAGTTTGGTTTTCGATTTTTGGAAGAGATGATTCGTCAAGCAATGGTGCCCACTTTTCTTTCACTTCTTCTGTCAAAGCAATATTTGTTTGCATTTCAGTTTTTCCTTTATTTTAAATTTACTGTTTTAGCACTTTTAGGGCAGCACTTATTAGGTCATCATTAGCTGCAGGAGCGACTCTTTAAGAGTTTCTAATTTTTCTTGGAAAGATTCTACATCAGAGAATTCAACACCTTCAGCTAATTCTTTAAGTTTTTCAACTTCTGTATCAGCTAAATCTTTAGATACTTCTGAGAAAATCATAACAGCTAATGCTTCGTCAAGTTTTTTCTTAGTATCAATTTCTGATTCTACTTTTTCGTCTAACTTAGCTTCAAGTTCTTCAACTTTTTCAGCAAGGTCAGTTACAACGTCAAAACGTTCTTCTGGTACATCAATGAAAGATTCAGAGAATAAGTCTTGTAGACCATCAATGAAAGATTCTGTAATTTCTGTACGTGCGCCATTTTCAATAGCTAATTTGTTTTCTTCCATCCATTCAGTTACAACATAGTCAAGATAGTCATCAATTTTTGATTCCATTTCTTCTTGAATTTCTGTACGCGCTTCTGAAAGAGAAACTTTATTCTTTTCTTTAATTGATTCAGATAGTTCTTGAATCTTAGCATTTACTGCTGCTTCAAAAATTGTAGCAGCTTTCTTTTGGAATTCTTCTGATAGTTCTTCACCATCTAACAAAGCTTCCATATGCTCAGATACATTAACCTTCAAATCAACTTCTTTTGTTTCCTCAGCGATAGTAACTAATTCACCAGCTTCAAACTTAGCGGTTGCTTCGTCTAAAGATAGTTCTGTATCACAAGCAGAACAAACATGTTTGTCTTCTGTAATATCCATTACTTCTTCGCATTTAGGACATTTAAACTTTTGCATTAATGTTCCCCTATTAAATCACAAAATTGGTTAATAAATTAATATATTTTTATATATACTAGTATTTATACAAATGCAGATCTCTATTTTAGAGATTGCTTATTTTACTCATAAAAGACTCGAAAGCCTTTACTTGAGATTCTGTTTTATCTTCAACAATGTCTTCTGTTTTATCTTCAACAATGTCTTCTTTTTTATCTTCTACTTTGGATTCAACTAAAGCTCCGTCTTCCCATTCGTAGTTTAAAGATTCATATATTCCACCAACCCATGCATCATGAGCACTTGGATCAGAAACAATATCAATAGTAGCTAGTGAGAAATCTTCTTGTACAATCTTTACGCCATTAGATTCTTTTAAAGAACCTACACCACGAGAAGATACACCTAAAGAACCACCACCCTCAATGATACCACGAACAATTTTACCCATTGGAGTATCAAGAATTTTGGCTTTACCCATCCAGTTATTACCTTCACGTCTCAATTCTGTAATAAGATGAGATACGCGTTCAGGATTAACTTGTACTGATGGTGGATGATTTAATTCACCTAAAGCACGTTTAGTATTAACATACTCTGAGATATATTTTTTTACAGCTTTCTCCATTACAGCACTAGGATATACACGACCATTACGGTTTTTCAATTCCTCTTGCATAAAGACACCTGATATATACATATCTTTTTTGCCAGTTGCTTCATCTAGAATTTCTTCTACAATGAATTCATTACGAAGGTCTTCTGTAATAATTTTCATTTATTTTTCCTTCTTTTTAGAATTTTTCTTTTTTGAAGCTTTCTTCTTACTAGCTTTCTTTTTAGAATTTTTCTTTTTAGTGACTTTTTTAGATTTATTTGGTTTTGGTGGTTGTACACCTTCTTTAATATCTCTACCTTTTGGTGGTACAGGTTCTTCATCAGGAGATTCATGTACAACAGTAAGACCACCATCTACATTATCAATTTTTACAACATCTGTATTGATACCTAGAATCCACCAGATAAAATAAGATATTTTTTCTACTATTGTTCTCAATAAATTCATAATAATTACCTTTTCATAATTGAAAGTTTACGTTTTCTGTTAGCTGATATTTTAGTAGCTTTACGTTTACGAGCACCTACACGAGCTGATTTCTTAAATTTAGCTTTCTCAGCACCAGATATACGTGTTTCACGACCTGTTTTTTGAGATACGTGTTTACCAGCAACTCGTTTGAACATTTTCTTTTTCTTCATACCACGAACAACAACGACTTTTTTACTTTCTTCAATTTTGTCGTGTGCTTTTAGTAATAATAATTCATTAGCTATATTAGAAGCTTCTGATATTTTACCGTCAGTCAGAGCTATGGTTAGTTTCTTGATTAGAGACATCGTTGTTTACCTTTTGTTTAAATACAGAACTTCTACTGTAGTCTTTATATTTATCAATCATGGTGTATGATTTTTGAGTTAATGCATTTTTAATCATATCACCAAATTTTGTAACAGAACTTAAATTATATTTCATTTCTCTTCTTCCTTATCTTCTTCATTAGGTTTCTCATCATCTTTAGGTTTAGGAGCTTCTTCTTCTTTAGGTTTAGGAGCTTCTTCTTCTTTAGGTTTAGGAGCTTCTTCTTTAGGAGCAGGAGCTTCTTCATCTTCTTCTCCAAACTCACCTACACCTTTAGCTGCGGCTTCACCTTCTACATAATCATTAATTTCGCCATCTTTTAATTCTTCCGCAATTTCCTTATCAATCTCTTCAATTTCTTCCTCAGTTTGTTTCAATATATTCTTACGAATATACGCAACACTCCAATATCGACCTACATATTCATTGATACTTTCTAGTTGTTCAACTCTACTTGCGAATATTTCTGATTCCTTCAATTCAGAGAAGTATGAATCTTGATTATAATCAAACGTAATTTCATTTTTAATTGAAGCCCAATCGGCATCAGTGATAATTTTCTTGATTATTAATTGGGTATATAATATATCCATAAACAAATAAGAGAACTTCTTACGTAGTTTTGTTATGAATTTACTAAATTTAACTTCATCACGATTGATTTCACTTGAACGTCCAAGACCAAATGTAGCACCTTCTTCTAAACGAGATACAGGGATATGTAATGATTTATATAGTTTATTTCTAAAATATAAAACTTCATCCATATCAGAGAAGCCGTTAGCGGTATCTAATGTAGATACCTCTGTACCACGTCCACCATCTCTACGAGGTAACCAAATATCTTCAAGCATAGACATATGATGAGCATTGTCTTTTATAGAACCAGTATTAGCGTCATAAACAGCTTTATTTTTAAAGTTATTCATTAGACCACGCATATAAGATTCTGCATTAGTCTTAGATAATTGACCTACATCAACATAAAATACTCTACGAGATGGAGCACGAGCTATTTTATATATAGCTGTTGCATCTTCAAGCATACGCATTTGATTATGCGGTTTAATAGCTTTATGTAAATAGGATAAAATTAAATTGGTTTTTGGATCAAAAATACCACTATGAACGTATGTTATAGCTTCTGGTGGTATTTTTAGAATTTTTATTACTGATTGAGAACGAGCTTGTTGATTCTGAGTGTTAGTCTCGAATTTATTAGTGTATGTATAATATGTTTCCCCTTTGCGGAAAACTTCTACACCATTTTCTTTTATAACTTTATCTTCTTCTACAACTTTTTTGATATTGGAAGGTTCAATATATCTTATTTCTTTAAGACCTTCTGATACTTTATTGGTATTTACAATCTTATGAAAGTAAATTCTACCATCAATATACTTAATAAACGCTGTATATATTCAAATTCTTCTCTTATAGAGTCTTTTACTTTATCACTGAGATCAGTTTTAGATAAATTAATATCAACTGTTTTAATATCAGGATCAAAGTTTAATGATTCATTTACAATGTCATCTAACGCCCATTCTATATCAGGGTCATTAGCCATTTCACGATATGTATCTATTAATTGTTTTTCTGTATCAAATGCTACATCGAAATTTTGAGTAAATGAGTTGTTGATTCCGTCACCAACAACGATAGCACCGTCTTGTTGTTGCTTTGGAACGAAAGATTCTGTTTTTTCAGATTCTTTTACTTCTGTCTTTTTTCTAGTAAGACTAAAACCAAATAATTCCATAATTATATTTTCTCTTTAATATTAATAGTTATTGAATAACACCAAATAATTCCATAATTATATTTTCTCTTTAATATTAATAGTTATTGAATAACACATCCTTGTGACTATCCAATATTTATTATTATTATTATTAAGCTCTGGTGAAGTAATCAAAAGTTAAGGTAACTATGAATTCTTCAACAGTATCATTAGTATCAAACGCAAGTTCGATAGCAGCGATATTAGTAGGGAAAGCACCAACAATATTATAGGATGCTAATACATCACCATTCATATCTAATTGATCAACTTTACCGTCACGTTTATAATCAGCATGAGCACCTACACCAATGTTAAGTACAGGATCATTGATTGATTTTACCCAATCTTCAAATGCATCTTTTAATACCCAATCCTTATTATTAAAAATAGTGATTGTC